TTCTTTGAGTCCTAATATATAAGGCTTGAGAGATCATATCTAGTCTCCTAACAGAACCTCGCCTTATTCGACGGCCAGCAAAATCGTTTGCTTTGGCGGTCAATTTTAGTGTACTAGACGTGATCTAACCACAAACGTATATCTTCTGGAATTTCCTCTTCACTTTCTAGTTTATCAGAGGTTAAATCTTTCTTGATATGTACATCTGCTTCATCATATTCGCTTTCAAATGCTTCATGAGAAAAGAGATCAAACTCTATTTCTATTTCTTGATCTATTTGAATATGCTGTACGGACTGAAATACTGCACCAGCAACTGAGTCTGCTAAATCTTTAGAACCAGATGTAGGATGATCAATTTTAATACCGTTGATCAACTTAAGTTTTAACAGTTCATCTTCTACCAGGATGTGATTCCAGTATCCTCGTAATCTCTTATCATAGATTGATGTCATCAAGGTATCATAGTCTGTCTTTTTGACACTATGAAAGTCTGCATTGATACCCATACCTTTCAAAGACTGAATCATCTCTACTGATTGCCATTGATCGAAACTAACAATGGCTACACTAAACCGCCGGCACAGGTCAATTATTAAAGCTCTGATACTAGCAAAATTAATTTCAGCACCCGGTGCAGCTTCCCAAGACTTTACTAGATCAACATTTAATACAGGCAGACTCTCGACACCTAAACCAGTATTAATATTTTTAAGTCCTGGACAATGCACCATCGCTAGTGCTGCACGATCTCTTTTCAATGCCAAGTCAACATGGATAAACCTCGTATAGTTATCTGAACCATTAAACCATTTCTTATATGCTCCATCTTCATCTAACGGATCTTCCCCTACATTAAATGCACTTCTGACTAAATCCGCATCTCTAAAGAATGCATCTTCCATATGTGGTGGTTCACATTCAAATCTTGCTCTGGCCTCTACGGGATTCCTAATATATTCCGATTCTAATTGATGTCTTTCAATAGTGGGATTAACTTCCCACGTAGCCGCCTTAATAGCCCATGTCTTAGGTTCATTCTTTTCAATAGAACTATTATACCTTTGCTGAATGAAGTCACCTTTATATCTAGGGAACGACAACAAAATACATTTACCAATTTCAGGGAACCTAGACATAACAGACAACTTACTCATGTTGTAAATAGCAGATGCTGAACCCTTGGATCTAACATCACCCTTTAATTCGTTGTCTGTTTTGAAGGCTGAAATCTCATCTAAAATGACTGTCATTACTTCATAGCCTTCCCACCCCTCTGACTCCGAGTGTCCAGAAAAACATCTAACTGGGCGCGAGAAGAAGAAGATTTCTGATACCCTAGGTTCAAATCCCTGTTCATTGAACCACGGTGATGCAAGAAGTAAATTCTTAAAAGGTTCAAAAAAGACTCTCTGAGCCTGTTGAGCGTTAACAGCAAGATTTAGAAGATCGATATAAATACCAGTAGCTTTGCCATAATACCCTAAGGGATCTCTTAAACAATGCAACAAGTAAACAGTGTAAGCGAGAGCAATTCTCGCACAATGATCTTTACCAGATCCTTTACCAAGCTGGCAAATAACCTCGTTTTGCGTATAAGTATCATAGCGACGAGTACCTTCTTCTTCGCCATACATTTTAATAAGCGTATCAAGTTTGAATATTTGTGTACTCATCTTAACAATCTCAGTTTGGATTTCAGACAATGGCGGTAAACCAAGATAACGCCTATCACTTACAAATACGTCTAAAGGAACTGGCTCGGCATCCAATTCCTCGCGTCTTAAGAGTTTATCCAAAGAATCAAATTCTACATTTAGACCAAAGATGTCACTCATTATTAATTCCTCTTAGACATTATATGAGACCAAATCGTTTCCCCACACTTTTAATTTCTCTTTGACATTATATGGAGTCAAATCGTTTCCCCACGCTTTTAATTTCACTTTGACATTATATGGGGCATGTTTAGTTCCCCACGGTCTCCACTATTTCTGCATCGACTACATCCATATCAGAGCTTTCCATTAATTCAAAAGCCAGAGCCAATTCGTTTCTTACTTCCTCGGCTATTTCAGGAAACTTTGATATTGTCTCTCGGAGAATCTTTGACAGAATTTGATTGACAGATTCTGCACGTTGCATTCTGGCAACATACTCGACATCGGCATTATTGCCACCCAGCAAGTGATGCAACTGAGCCTTCTTTGCAGCCATCTCGCCAGCAAGCTTCAAAGCTTGTACTCTTGCAGAGATCATTCCATGATCAGTAGCAATAGTAACCGTTTCCCAAGCCTCTTTAGAAACCTCATCAAACTCATCTAGAGCCTTTAAGGTGTTATACTGTACCTTTTCTAAGAAGTAAGGATCTTCTACGGTCCTTCTATTCAAAACCTCTTTATAATCACTGATGTATTTACGCGCTCTTTTAGGCGTAATACTCATTACAGTAGCTATTTCAGAAACCTTATAGCCCTTTATATACATTAAACCAGCCTCTTCAATATCATCAAGTTCATTGACAATTGAAGTTGACTGGCTTTGAGTTGTTTCTATTTCTGTCGTCATAGACACTTATGTGCTGACTAGGCGCTTGGTCATCCCCAATA